GATGGGATGTGAAACGACTGGCACAACAGAGAAATGGATAAAGAACACAGGGAGAGGGCGGGGCGCTTAGTCCGGAGGAAAACCGGTCGGGCAAGCGCCAACAATGTTGACTACTACCGCCGCAGGGTCTGGCAATCAGTGAGGGTCGTCAGCACTCCCGTTGTAGCAGACTGCATTCTGATTTTCGTCAGTCAGCGCCTGACTGGCCAGCTCTGAGATCAATGACATCACGACCAGAAATTCTTTTGGATTGCATTGCGCCGTCTGAGATATGTCTGCGATCAATTGTATCCTGGACAACGTTAGCTGTTGTTTAGTCAGGTTTTCCATTTTCTCCCCTCGCCAGATACTGTGTTTATATACAGTATTCTTTAAATGAGTTAATACGTCAACACTTAGGGCATTTTAAAAATTATAATTCATTGAATTTAGGCATTAATTTTTATTGATCCGGTTTTTGTATGAATTGATGACTTTGCTCGAAAGCGGTCGACCCACAGTTATTGACAGAACTCCAAGGTAAGCGAATATCAGGCACTTTCTCTGAAGAAGGCCGGTGACGGACAATCCGCCATTGTTCGGTATGTGTCAGGAAAATAAGCGAGGGACCAAGATGAGGAGCGTAAATGCCAATGACTTTTTGGCGGTGTTCGCCCCAGGCATTGGTTTCCCCGGTGGACTGGCGCGCAACACGAACCGTTTGCTCTTTTCGCGGGATGTGTATACCGCCCTGGGCCTGAATATAACCGGCAAAATCCCCCTGGTCGGCAGCGCTGCGGACGTCCTCAACCCTTGCATCAAAGCGACTGCTCAGGCTCTGATGCCTGATCCGCCGACATTCACGCCACGCGCCGACGGCAGGAATGCCGATGGCGTGAAATTGCGGGATGCGCCACGTCGATGCCCATGAGGTGACAGCGGTTGCGACATCGGTAAGCAGACGCCCGGAGTCAAAATCAGTTTCGCCATCGAGCGCATAGCCATCAATATTCTTGGCGACGTATTTCGCAATGTAACCCGCCGCACCACCGCGGTTCAGCGGCTTGCAATTAAAACGTGACTCCGCCGCGCCCGGCTCATCCGGATTTTCTTCCAGCGCGTAACGGCGCATCACTTCTGTCACCTTTTGCTGCTGATCCTGTGGTGTGAACAGCATCATGTGCCAGTGCGGCGTGCCGTCATGATGCGGCTCGACGACGCGCACGCCGTACACTTTCAGATTCCGGTCTTTAAAAGTGGTCCGGATTTTTGCCCAGACCGCGACCAGATAACGCTGTGCATCTTTGGGCGTAAACGCGTGCTGATCCCATTTCTGGTTAAAAATGGGTGATGAACCGGTGCCAGTCGTTTTTAGCGGATGGTATTTTGAGGGAGTGGTCAGCGTGATAAAAAGGCCGCAGTCCCGCTGCTGGTCAGCCACGTCTTCGACACCGGCGATCAGCGTCATCAGTTCCATACGGCGAAGTTTAGGGTTGGAAATGCTGGCTAATACGGTCTCCAGCAGGCTCAACGTCTCACCGGATTCTACATTTTCGAGCTGGCATTGTTTCAGGTAATTGATGGCGGATAAGCGGCGTGACACCACATCACGGATGGCGTTTTTACTGGCGTATGGCGATGTCGCGCGGCTCACATAACCACAGGCAATCATCAGGGCTTCACGCCACAAACGCTGTTTTGAACGCAGCTGTTTTTCCCACCATTCACCGCTCACCAGCCGGGAAATACTGGCGACGGCTGAATGTGCGGTCATGCGGCCTTTTTGCCATTTCTGCCAGTAAAGAGGCTGTACACGACATGAGCGGGCCATCGCGGCGATATGCCCGTAAATCTCGTGCTGCGTGCTGTCTTGCAATAACACGTCGGGTTCATGAGGTCGGTTTTGCAGCCAGCATTCACAGTGATATTCGCAAGCATCTTGCATATGCACAGCCAGCTTGCTGGCCAGCCTTCTCAGGCTGTCATCATTAAGATCAGGCAGGCGGTTAAACATTTCCTCTTCCATGAGTAGCTTTTGCGAGATCTGATGATTCATAGTGTTGCGTGCGTTAACCTGCTGAATACGCGGCAACAAACGTTGCGTAAAAACCGTCATCAGGAAATGAACCGCCGCGCGTACTCCGCTTGTTTCCAGCAAAAATGTATACCGCTGATGTAACGGCGTACGCAAACAACGGGGCAACGCTGCAATCTGAGAAAGGGCCGTTTGCTGGCGCTGGCAAAAATCACGGCTAAGAGGTTTCTCCAGCGGGTTGCTGAGCGCTGCGCGCGGAGCATTCCACCCCCATTTCCCTGCGAACAATTGTCCGGATGCCCGGTTAAAAGCTGGCGGCGGGGAAGGCATTACCCTGCCTCTATTATGTGACATAGTAATTTCCGAAAATTAGAATACAGAAGCCCTTCCGGAAATAAGTTTATTTCCAAAGCACAGGCGAAATTTACTCGTATTAATTTGGCGATTTATACGGGGCGATAATTCTTTCTTTTAATTTCTTCAATTTTCTGGCACTCAATACATCGCTGTACGCCGGGAAGGATTTTCCTGCGTGGCTCCGCAATCGCAGTATCACAATCCACGCAGAAGAAGGCTGAAGGCGAAGGCTGCGCGCGGGTAGCCTGCGTAATCTGCGCTTCAAGAATTTTTAACTGATACTCCTGCGATTGATCTATCCAGTCTGCCATCAGTAAAGTTCTCCTCTAAATATCGCCGTGAAATGGCGTAGTGATAATAAGGCCTGCGTTAATTTCATTTGTTCCTCATCATTTAATTGTGAATATGTCAGTAAGGTGTGATGACGTTTAAGGCCGGCATGAAAACATAAGGTAAGCTTCCATTTTTCACTGGCCTGATCATAAATAACCTCAACCGGATCCTTAGCCTGAGGGAAATAAATTTCTTTCAGATGAGCGATATGGCGCAGTCCGGTCTGGCGCTGTTGCTCTGTTCCTAAAAACATCGCGTCTCCTTATTTCTCCACGACGCCGTAAATTTGGTATCATGGTCGTCAGTCGGTACATTACATAATCAATCTAAGCTTGCATTTGCGAGTTGTCAAGATGATATTTACAGATTCAGGGGTTTTCGCCAGATGCAATTAGATGAACTTGAAGGTGGAAAAGCTGTTCTGACGCGAATGCTTCAGGCTTACGGCTTTAGCATGCAGAAGGAATTGGGGGATCTGTACGGTTTGTCATCTGGAACGATAAGTACCTGGGTAAGAAGAGATTATTTCCCCGGCGATGTGGTCGTGGCCTGTGCGCTGGACACCGGCGTTTCATTACGCTGGCTGGCGACAGGCAAAGGCAGCATGCAGGATTCAGCTCTTTCAGGCGCCGCAGCGTCCGGTGACATCCGTCAGCTTAAAAAATTGAGATTGCGTGGTGGTGCGCTGGAAGAGGAAGGGGTCTGGTCCGTGGATCCTTCATTGCTGGATGACTCGCTGACTCAGCCGGCTTATGTCGTGAAAGGCCATCACTCGTGGATTATTGATCTGGGCAGCACGCATCCGGGCAATGGTCGCTGGTTGCTGGATATTGATGGTGATCTGGACATTTACGACGTGGCGCGTATGCCCGGTAACCGTCTGAATGTGACGCGTCAGGAAAGCCATTTCGAGTGTGGTGTGGATGAAGTGACTGCTTTAGGGCAGGTATTTATTACACTGGATCGTAACCTTTAAATTTCTTTTCCTCAGCAGCACCCCGTTGCTGAGGGCATTTCCTGCCTCATTCTCCCTGTAGTCAGCCCTGAATTCCCGTCACTTTCTCTGTTAACCCGTATGTAACCATTACGGTACACCTGTTTCGTCTAAGATAATCTTTATGTAAAGTTAACTTTCCATTAAGTGCTTTGTTGTGGTGAGTTGGTAATCTTATGTTTACAATTAAGGCTTGATAAGTTTACGCGCTGTGTTAATGTTGTCCGCAGATGCCTCAGTGGCAGCCCATTTTCCTTATAGCGGAACACGATCATGCAAAAAGACGCCCTGAACAATGTTCACATCACTGCTGAACAAATCCTTATCACTCCTGAAGAGCTGAAAAACCGTTTTCCATTAAGCGTCAGCGATGAAAATAGTATTTCCGAAGCACGTAAAACCATCGCCGATATCGTGCATGGACGTGATCCTCGTCTTCTGGTGGTGTGTGGCCCTTGTTCAATTCATGACGTTGATGCTGCGCTCGATTACGCGCGTCATTTGAAAACACTGGCAGCTGAGCTGAGCGACCGTTTGTACATCGTGATGCGCGTTTACTTTGAAAAACCACGTACCACTGTTGGCTGGAAAGGGTTGATTAACGATCCGCACATGGACGGCACGTTTGATGTGGAAGCAGGGCTGCACATTGCCCGTGATTTGCTGCTGCAACTGGTCGGTATGGGATTGCCGCTGGCGACA